AAAATCACCACAATTCCAATTATTAATATCAGATGTTAATTTAAAATGTTCTTCATATTCCTCATCTAAAAATGCCCATGAAACAAATGCTGATGGTTGATTATCTTTATAGAAAATCTTATATTGATTTAAATTGAATGGCTGTAGAAGATAATTAAATAGTTCTTCTCTTGTATGGTTATTATATTTATCGAATGATTTATAAAGATTAATTACATCACTTATATCATTTAATCTTTTTTCTAGTGGATTCATGCATTAATTAGAGCCACCACCCCAAACAATTGATTTATCTTGTAGTGATTCTACAAACTCTAATCCTCTATCACCTGCAAATAAATTCTTTTGGTCTTGGTCGGTATATCTTCTGTTAAGTGGTGTTTCTAACATAATAAGTTTGTTTTCTACATCGACTGATATTTCTGCTATATTTCTATCTTCTACAATAGCCATTCTATCTATAAAACCTTCAAATGCTTGATATGGAGTATCTACTACTGCTGTAGCATTAGATGCTGTTTCTAATACACCAAAATAAATCTTTACAATCTTACCCTGTGAATCTTCTGTAAGTGCTGATGATATAATACTGCTATCTAAACCTGATAATGCTATTTTGACACCATTGGCTCTGATATCTGCTGATTCATCTATTGGACTGATAGATAATAAGTTTCCTGATGGGAAATATTCTGTGCCACCTATAGTGATGGTGTTATAACCTGTCCATAGATTAAGTGGTATAGTGAAACCTACTGATACAGCAAAGAAAGGCTCTAGCTGTGAGCTATCTAGTTGTGCTTGAAAGTCTGTGCCTAGAGTACGAGCCATGTCTCATTACTTCTTGGTTGCTTTCTTTGTTTTCTTTCTAACTAGTTTTGGTTTATCTTCTTTAGATGCAGTTTTCTTTTTAACTACTTTCTTTTCAGTTGGCTCAACCATTTTAAGTTCTTGTGCTTTACCATCATCTAAAAACATCTGACCTAATTTAACTTGCCATTCTTCTGTGCAATCTATGATTTCACCTTCTTCATACCATTTAGTGCCATTACCACTAGCATTTCCTGAACCTAATGTTCTTTGTAACATTTTGATTTTCATTTAATCACCTTTATTTAATTCGTACATTTTCTCTACTACTTGTTCCCAAGAAATAGGTTCTGTATCCCATACTATTCCACCATATAAAAAGTCGATACGACTCTCTAAACTTCCTTTGATATGAAATTTAGCTTTAGGGTCTATTTTATAAATAGCCTTAATTATATCTAACTCTTTTTCAGTATATGCTGTACTCACAGTCATAGTATACCTCAGTCGGTGGGTAGACCGAATAACAAAGTCTACCCACCATGTGCCTAGTTATAGGCTATTAAGCATCCTCTGAATCAGAAGGGTTGCCCTTTACAACAACAGCACTCATTGGTGTGCCATTACTGTGGCTTCCTGTTGCATCAATTCTAACTCTGATGTACTGAGAACCACCTATATACCCTATTTGGGTTACTTGAGGTGTTTCAGCATTATCATCAAGTGTTAAAAAGATACCACTAGAATCAACACTGCCTTCTGTAACATCGGTAGATGATGTAACAGCTGACCAATCTGAACCATTATCTGATTCTTCTAATATAAAGTCGAACTTCACAGAACCTGATAATGTATCTCCTTCGATACCTGTATGCATAACCATCATTGCAGAGTTAAAACCTTGCAAATCGATTGTTGAGCCGTTTGTATCAGCAGTTACAACTGCAGGAGCAAGTGCTTTAACAACTGAAGTTCTATTTGAAATGTCTCTCATTTGCTATCTCCTTATGCACTAATGTTTTGTAGTTGAATTGCTTCAGCTAATACTACTTGTCCACCAACTCTTCTACGAGCAACATATCTGATGTTACCACTTGTAGCTTGGCTGTATGGGTCTCTCATGATAGATAGATTAACTCTATCTACAACTGTGTATGCTCTAGAGAAGTCACCGAATGCTATTGGTTTAGCACTTCCTGCAACATCTGGCATATCAGTTGCTAGTACATATGGGAATCCTGCTATTGTAGAAGGAGCTCCACTTACTAGATTTAAACCAACATGGAATACTTTTTGTCCTGCTGTATCTTCTAATTGAAGTACTTTAGAGAAAGTAGTTCTGTTCATAACGAAACGAGCATTACCTAAGTATTCAGATTTGATTGCATAAACTAAGTCATAAAGACCATTAGCTGTTAATGCAGAGTTATCACCTGAGTTAGTTGAACCAACACCAGCTGATGCATCTGTGAAACCTAAAGGTTGTCCAACACCTGAACCACTAACAAATGCAGTACCTTCTGCTTTAGCAAATTGCTCTGCAAATTCAGAACCCATTTCAGATTCTAAATCGAAAGCAGAATCTTCAAGCATAGCTTGTGAGATATCTACTAATGCATAAAGTTCGTGTGCATCGATTTGTTGTAGACCTGTTGTATAGCCTGTTGTTTCAGAACGTGTACCTGTTTCAGATACCCAAGAAGCAGAGAATTGACCTGTTCTTTTTGGCACTTCGATACCACGTTTATCTGTTTGTCTTACTCTAGCAATAGAACGAATTGGAGAGATTTCAGTTACACTTTTGATTAAGTCAGCTACATATTCTGTAGGTGCATAAAATCCACCTAGAGTATCATCTGATTCATAAAGTGCTTTCTTTTCCATTTCATCTATTTCACCTTTTCTTAACCATTTACCGAATGCTTTAACTTGCATATCTACATCTGCAGATTTAGAAGCATTTGGTCTAGCTAATATGGTTTCTAGACTTTCAATTTTTGCTGTTGCTTCTTCAAGATTTTTTTGTTGAATCTCATGTGCTTGTTTGACTTCTGCTAGTTTAGCAATGTCATCTGACATTTTATCAACTTTTTCTTGGAGAATAGGGTCAGCATGTCCTTTTTTTTCAATTTCTTCTAAACGAGTTTTGTTCTCTGATTTGAATTCTTCAAATTTAGAGCCTAACTCATCAAGAACAACTTTGATTTCTTCTGACATTATTAGTCCTCTTAGTTAAGTTTATTGATTAATTGCTTGATACTATCAACAACATCACGTTGTTCGTACAAATTTATCTCTTGATAAGACTTGTATAGTACGTTTGCAGTTTGCTTAGCTACAGCAGTAGACATCACACCAACATCTCGTAAGTATGCTTCTATCTCTCTAGCATCCATTTCAGCTAATTTAACTTTCGTTATCTTTGCTTTTGGATTCATTGGAAATGTAACCATTGAGACTTCCATTAAGTCTACTTCTTTGATTACTCTACGTTTGTTTTTATCATCGTATTTATAGCCATCAGGTTGAAGTCTATAACCGATTGACATGGAATCTAATGCTCCCATTTTCATTAATTCAAATACTTCTCTACCTTTTTGTGTACCCATAGCTAAACGACCTTTTATTTTTAGTCCACGTTTATCTTCTTCTAAGGAATCAATGACACCGATAGGTTCATCTGTTTTATGTTGGTAGAGTAATTTAATGCTACTTGCTTTTCTGCCTGTTATAGTTTTAGTAAATGCACCTTGTCTGATGACATCATTTCCTAAATCTTTGTTATTGAATACAGATGCATAGCCTTCAAACGAGCCATCATCTTCTGCTTCCATTTCTTTATATTCACATTCTAAATCTAAAATGTCGTGTTCAACTTCCATGTTGTCCTCTTGTCCATTTGGCATAACTCGAAATCCCTGTCAAGTATATTGTGGTCATTGTAACAATAAACCACTTATAATAACAATAAAAAAAGAGCAGAACTAAGTCTGCTCTCTCTTTTTCAATATTACTGATTAATTATTTTTTGATTGTAAACTTTCTAGCTTATCTTCGAATTTTGCTAAATCTTCGTGTAAATCATTAAGTGCCTCTATAGTATCACGTTTAGCAATTGGACAATCTCCATCTTGTGCCTTGTAGTATGCATCCCATGTAGCTTTCTCGAAAGATTTAACATAATTTATTTTTTCTTTTACTAATTCTATTAGTTCATTTTTTGTTACTCTCATTTGTTTCTCCTAGTTAATTTATACCTTCAGTATATACCTAAAGTATATAGTCTGTCAAAGGTTTTTTATATTTTTTTTAGATAGATTTTGGTTTAATTGTGAAAGGATTCTTATAATTGTATTTCTTGGCTAGTAAATCATGAGCATATAAAGATGCCTGTGCATTGGTCAAACCTTTATTGATACCCTCTGAATAGAATATTTCGTAATCTTGACTTTTTTGTTGTCCTTCTTGTTTCTTACTCAACAATATCTCCTTCATCATAGTATAAAACAAAGCATCTACAGTTTATAGTATTAGATGCACCACCATTTGGGTCTCCTGCAAATTGTAGTTCTTTTTCAATCACACCACCACCTGCAACAGGTGTCATTATTTTAAAGGGTTTATCAATACCCACTCTTTGACCATCGATATCTTTGTGCCATTGTCTAGCACGTTCATCCATAGCTGATGCCCATTCTTTTAGTGGTCTTGTTAGACCTAATCTTTTAGCAATTTCTTGGTTTCCATAGTTCATTGCTTGATGTGTTTCTGTTCTTGCTATCATAGTGGCTCTATATGGAGCAAAAGCAGTGATTTTTCGAATGTTTTTAGAAATCTGTGGGTTAGATAGCCCTGTCTCTAAACCTAGTGAAATTTCAGCTTGTATGCCCTTTCTCGTGGTCTCTGTGATGTTAGATACATTCTCTGCTGTTTTAGTGCCTACATATTGAAGAATGATTGGGTCGATTTCATCTTCTGCTTTAGTTAATCGTGTTCTATGTAATCGATTACCCATAGTAATGATTACTTGTCTTGCATTATCACTTAAAATGCTTAATAAGTCGTTATAGTAATCTTCATAGTATTCATTAGGCACTTGACCTAAATCATCAAATAAAGATTCAGCTAAATCAGTGTAAGTCCTGAAGTGTTCTCTGATTCTTCTTCTAACATTATTGCTAAGAGTAATAAATAGTCTCAGTTGTTCTTTATATTCTTTTCTTTTGTTAATCCTGACTTTCGACATTGACTAATCTCATAGTTTCTTCTAATAGTTCTTGTTGTGTACCAAACTGCTCTGTAAACCATAAAGGATTGAGATGATACGATTCTTTACTTGTTCTGTGATGATGTGGACATAATGGTATAACTTGTGTGTGGTCTCTTTTAGCACCGAATCTTTTAACATGATGTATCTCAGCAGGTGTACCCTCATATCCTAGTTTCTTACATACGATGCATCCTAAATCTGCTATTTTCTGTAAATATACCCTTTCAGTTTTCTTCATCATCCATCTCTATCATCCACATTTCCTCTACACAGGATTTGAGTATAACAGAAATGCCACCAAGACCTGATTCCTTTGTGATTGCATTTGCTACTTTATATGACTTCTTATCTTCTTTTATTAGCCACCCTATCGTTCTGCATAGCTCAGGCTCACAAGAATCTATGTTCTCTACCCATCTTGCATCTGCTGTGTGGTCTAGCCAATCTACCATGACTAGTGGATAATCTTTCATACTGTATATTTTTTACCTCTAAAGAATGCTGACCTATGAAGGTTGCTTACTTGTACAAGTTCAGGATGAACTGTTTTTTCTTTAGGGTCAATCGTTATTACAGCAAATCCATTATTCCAATCATTTGCAACATTATCTTCAAGGTAAGGATGATATTGTTCTGATAAGTGTCCTGTTTGTATAGACATTGATGTTGTGGAATAGGTATTAAATGTTCTGAAGTTCAATTGATGTGTATGTCCTGTAACGATATGTATACCTGACCTCATAGCATTTTGATAAGCAGTATGTACACCACCTCTCATTCTATGCTTGATTAAAACTGTATCATCGACTAAATGAGACATAGCCCAATCCCAATCAGGAAATAAGGTTTGTATCTTAAATGCTTCTAAATCTTCAAAGGCTCTACCCCAAGACATTGCAACTTTAGATAATCTTGTTTCATGATTACCGAATGTTGCTATTTGCTTAATAGGATATTTAGCCTTATCAATAATCTTTTGTAGTCTGTTTATTTGAGCTTGTGAATCATATATCTCTTTTTGTACAGTTCTTTCTTGTGGTCTTATCTCTGTGTGAAACTTTGCAAATGAAGATAGGATAGATAAATCCATAATATCACCATTAGCTACAACACATTTAAGTTGTCTTGTTTTAACCAAGTCTTTTAATACTTCACACATAATCTTAAATGATACTGTTTCGTGTCCTTCAAAATGTGCATCAGAAAATACAAGCATTGAATATGGATGGTCAGTTATCTCTACACGATTAGTTAGTGGTGGCAGATTAGCACGTTCACTTCTAACAACTACATTACGATTGTTGTTGTGTGGTAATAATTGAATACCTGTTAGTTCCTCTGCTTGTTGTCTGTAAAAAGACATTGTTCCTGAATCAGTAGATAACCCAAGATATTCAAAAACATCTTTTTGTTTTGTCATGTTGGGTAGATTCCATGCTCTGACAATATCATGAGCTGTGGCTAGTGATATACTAGACCTATTAGTACTTGGCATATTATTTCTCCTTAGTCTTTGCTAGATAAAGGATGGTCTTTAGGTAATAAGTCTAAATCAAACTTACCACTTGGAAACTTCCCTGTTCTAACAGCTTGTAAGAATACGTTTACTCTAGCCATAGCCCATTGTTCTTCTGACCTTACACTTGGTCTTACCGATGATGGATTAGTACGATATGCACCAACACCACGTTTATAAACATTAGCTAACATACCCACAGTAACTCTCTTACCTTTTTCATCTCCATATTTATCGTTATGGTCTTTTACTTTCCCTTCTAAACCTTTAAGAGTTGAGCCTGATACACCTGCAACTTTAGTTTCCATATCATCAAAAGACTTTTCACGTTCTCTCATGATTTGATTTCTTTTAGTCTTAGCCCAACTAAATCCTGCATCACCACCCCACAATGCCCAAGCAATTCTACCTGCTGATGGATAACCATCTTCACCTCTGTCAAATCCTTGTCCTTGCTTATCTACTTCATGTCTTGAAAAGAATGAATACATTCTTAAAACTGTATTTGGTGATAATCTTTCTTTGCTAATTAATTGATTGGCTCTTGCAACACCTACTGCTGTGCCACCTCTGTTAAATTCTTTTCTCCATTCTAATCCACGTTTTGCTTCTTCTGCCATTGAATCAGTTGGAGTTAAATCTAAATCAGATAATGCTTTATCTTCTGTAAGTCTATTGTATTCAGCATGTGTTCTGCATGGCATATAAACTGTCTCACCATTTTGTTCCATAGAATGAGTACCAACACATCCTATTTCATCTGCTCTGTCTAAAGCTTCATCTTCTGTGGTGTAAACATCTTTAGATATTTCTTCTTTAGTGCCATAGATTTCATCATAAGCTTTCTCTGCTTCATCAACATCTACAGGTTTATCATTATCTTCAGATGAATCCATTGTCTCACCGATTGGGAATAAGTTAGATGGAATGTATAATTCATCTCCACCTGATACTTCTTCAAGTCCTAATCTGTCTCTTGCTTCGTTACGAGTTAGAATACCTGCATTAACACCTTGTACTACATTCTCATAGATTTGTTTTCTTTTCTCTGCCATTGCAGGAATAGAATCTAAATCATATTGGATTCTTAAATCACCTTCATAAAGTGGTGCTAGATATTCATTTAAGTCTGATTCTACACGTTTAAGTAAAGGTATGACTGTTTCCTCGTAGAGTGCAAGTTTTGCAGTCTCCATGTTTGAATAGGTTTGACTATCAGGTATACCAATCAACTGTGCAGGTACACCGAAACATAAAGCAATTTCTCTTGCTGATAGATTAAGCAACTCTAAGAAATCCATATCCTTTGGATTCAAGCCTAATTGCTGATATGAGAAGTTTCCTTCTAGTAACATCGGTCTTCCTGAGTTATGAGTTCCTTGAAACCTAAACTCTAAATCTTCTAGCAATCTAGCTCGTTGTTCATCTGTTAATTGGGTAGACATCCCTGTCTCATCTGTGGGTTCAAATTTAAGCATACCACTTGGAGTACACCCATTTTTGAGTAATGCCACATTGTGCATCCCTGCAAGGTTATGTTGGTCAATATTGTATGCACTAGCCATAATTGGTGATAGTCCATAAAAATCATCTAAAGGAGACCAAAGCTTAATTTGTTTGATTTGTCCTTGTCCTGTCTTTTGGTCTACAGGATAAACAGATTCAGTTCTGCCATCGATAACATAGTTATAACTTTCAGGTATTACTGATGTACCTGCTTTAATCTCGATTCTATCGGGTCTTAATAAATACAATTCTCTTGGTGGTGTAAAGCTTTCTGTATCTCTGAGCAGATATGAATTACCTGAGATTAACAAATAGGAATATAGAGATGAGAAATACTCTACACCTGACTGTAATGGGTTTGGTCGGTTAAGTAGTGAAATTAATTCGTGGTTGTCTAATTTTGTTTGGTCACTAAATACATCAATCTTAACTGCTGATGCAGAGTTTGAGATTAGTTGTATGCATCTATGTACGATAGCATTTTCTTGGTAGCCATCCTTTGCATAATCTTTATATCTTCTGTTTGTCTTAGATGAATAAGCACTAAGTTTATTGAACATAACTTTAGGTGCTTCTTTCTTTTGTGTTGGTTTTTCTTCTTGCTTAAAAAATCTGTCAAATAATCCCATGTTTAACTTATCCTAAAAATTGCTTTACCTGAGCTTTGCAATGAAGTAATAGCCCACACCAATGCATCAACCCTATCATCATGAGATTTTACATTATTTCCTGTGAATTGACACATTTGTTCTTCTAAATCCTTGAAATACCCAACATGATGCACTCTGTTTTGTTCATACAATGCTGAAATAGGTTCTGCTCTGACTTGTTTTCCTCTTGTTGCACGAACACTTGTGTAGGGAACTGTGCTGTCTTGTGTTCGTAAAAGTCGTTCAATTAAATCTCCACCATTGTTTACCTCTGCTACGATTCTATCACATTCGTACCGATTGTATAATTCTATTGCTTTCTTAACCCATACATCAGGTGATGTGGTCTGTGATGCATCTTGTAAAATATAAAAGTGATTATCAGAAGTTCTACCTGCAACAATGATTCCTGTTTCATCTGAGTTTTCATTTGCTGTAACAGCAGGGTCAATAGCTACAACGATTCTTTCTAAATCAGGTATATCTCTTACCCTGTTATCTTCTATTAGCTGACCATTGAATAATGCACCTTCTACATCTTCGAGTATCTCAGCAAATAACTCTTGTCTACCTATCCTTGTTCCTTCATATCGTTCTTTGAGCATGGCTATTGCTGATGGTGCAAGATTATCTATATTCTCAAATGTACTACCACTAATAACTTCTGTATCTTCTCTTTTAGCTAATTCTTTTATAAGCTTGGTTGGTCTTGGTGTTGTTGTAATAATGCACTTAGGGTTATGTCCTAGTCGTAATGCCATCATCAAGTTATCAAATGTTTCTCTATATCTCCATGATGCTAACTCATCACACCATGCTCTATGAAACTGAACACCACGAAGTCTGTCAGGCTCGATAGCAGGGAATCCAATAATCTTACTACCATTGTAGAAATGTATTTCACTATCTGATTTGTTATAACCTGTAGTGTTTAATAAATCAGGGTTTAATATTCTTATGAATCCACTATCACCTGCAAAGACAACCCTTTTTAAATCTCCATATGTAGGTGCTATTACACCACATACAACACCTCTATTCTCTAAACAGTATTGAATAATATCATATGCACCTGTTAAGGTTTTACCCCAACCTCTACCTGCTAGAAATAAATGAATATTGTATTTATCTGATTCAGATACAATTTGATTCTTACGAGCCTTGTTATACCAATCAGTGAGTAGATTCGTTGCTATCTTTCTCTGATAGTTTAGCTTCTCGAATATTGGATATGAGTTTTCTAAATTGTTCATCTTGTTCTGCTACGTTATTGACCTCGATAACATCTGTTTCTTTCCACTTAGCCTGTGTCTTTAACCAAAAGATACTAGCTGTTACTGCCTCTCTTCCTGAGCCTGTAGCAATCTTAAATAGGTTTTTAGCTACCTGTGCATTTGCATTAGCCTTACCTTCTTGCAATTCTTCCTGATAATACTTGTATAGAGTTGGTTTAGATATCTTAACAATGGCACATATCTGTTCATGAGTAATACCAAGCCCTGATAAGCTTTTAATCATCTCTGCTGTTGAATCATCTCTATTAACTATTTTTGGCATATCTTTTTTATAGAGTAAAAATAAACATTATACAAGTCCTATATATTCAAATGATGAAGTAAGTCTGTTTCTACTAGTATGCATTTTGCCTTTTATGGTCGATGTTTTCCCTGTTATTGCAACATGACTTCCAAATCTTTTTAATGACCATAATTTTGATTTGTTTCTATAATAAATCATACTAGGTTGTGATGTAGTAGACATATATCTATATCCTTTTTCTTTGCAAAAATTTGCTACAAAATCACTTATTCTGTTTCCTAATCCTAAACCTTGATAATCAGGTAAAACTACTGTTCTATGTTCTCTTTTACAATTTTTAATATTTGGATGAGGAAAATGTATATAGGATGAGAATGCAACAGGTTTATTATTAATGGTTCCTATGAAACATTTTGATGCTTTATGTATATCATGATTCAAATAGTGATAGTCTTTAAACATTTTTTT